GAGTGAGGTTGGCCAAATACTTTCTGACCGTGGCTGTTGCTTTCACAGTTAAATACAACAGCACCTGAGTTAGTGTTGCCTCGTACAACTACTGTACCAGTGCCTGCTGGCGCTAAGTCCAGCGTAGCATTAGAAGCTGTTTTAATGTCACCAGTAATCGTAAGATCGTCACTAACCGTCAGGTCATCGACAACTGTGACTCCCGCCAAGTTGACGGCAGTAAGAAGATCGTGGACCACGCCGCCGCTACCCAGACCGTCCGTCGCGATAACTTTAGTTTGCCCAGCAAGGATGGCTACGTTAGCACCGCTACCGCATGTAAAAGTTAAAGTGTAACTCGTAAAGTTATACATGAACCAAGTTTTGGAACTGGTGTTTGGCAAGAGTGTAATAGTACAAGCCTGACCGCCGCCCGTGAGCTTTAGCCCAAGGCTCCTGTCCGCGTCTAAAGCACCGTCCGCAATTGTGATGTTGTCCGTAGAGGCGTTCGCAATCGCCCTAGTCCCCCAAGCGGTTGCTTGCCCGATTATTTCAAGGTTTAAGTTAGTCGTGTCACCCCAAGAACCAGATTGCTCTCCAGAACCGATTTCCTCTAACCGTAAGTTATTTACATATGTGCTTGCCATTTTTTTATCCTATGCCGCAATGGTAGTCCAAAAAGGGTTTTGAGAGGGTATTATTCGCCCCCACGGTTGTTGAAGTAATCCTATCTCACCTGTTCCAGACACTCCTGTTACAGAAACATTAGCAGGACCATTCGCATTTGTCGAGCCAACTGCGCTGGTTCCAGATACACCCGTTACAGACAAATTAACATCGGGTAGTTTAACTACAGCGGCCCCAACTCCGCCAGTTGCCGCTAGTCCCGTTAGATTTATAGTTGATGTTGCAGCCGCCGTAACGGCTCCAACGGCACCCGTTGCCGCTAGTCCCGATACAGCAATGTCACCTTCACCGTCCACCGTAGTGGCTCCAACGGCACCCGTTGCGGAAGGTATGACAACACCAGCATTCCAACCGCCCGTGTTCCAGCCTTGTCTTGACCAACCTTTATATAATACGGTGGACATAGAGGCAGTAAAGTCGGCTAACGTAACGGTGTTACCCATAGCGTTTCCGTGGCTAGTACAGTAGTAACGAGCAACCTCATTAGCATCTAAATTCCAACCGCCCGTGTTCCAGCCCTGTCTTGACCAGCCCTTTGAGTCAGTGGAAATAGTTAACGTTACTGTTGCGCCCGATTGGCCCGGAGTGCCGTTAACAACAACACCCGTAGAGTACGAATCTCCATTAGCATCCTTGAACCTTAAAGGATGGCCGTTGTTTGAGCTATCGCTCTGATCGAATATGTAGACAAACCCTCGCAGCAGGTTAAGAGCGGGAGTTAAATCCCCGTCAAGACGGTATTTGTTAACGCCATTAACATTAACAACCGTAACTGCATAGGTTTGAGCCATTAGGCTATCCGAATAATCGCATTAGAGGCATCCGGCGCAGGCATGACAATCGTAAAGTCTCCAGAACTTGCCGCTTTGTCTGAGCCAAAGTCTAACACACAAACAGTTGGGTCCCCTGTAGCTACCTCGTTAAAGATCAAAGCTCCACGAACGGATGAAATGGTTACGTTGCTAAACACAACATTGTTCATATCAAGAAGGGCCGTTGTACCTGAAGCAGAGGGGGTAACTGTCGTTACGGCATTGCCTTTAGCGGTGTAGTTTGTACCACTAACCTCGTTGCCAGAAGTGTACGCAGTGGTGGCCGCGGTGAAAGTTGCGCTGTTAGTATACAGAGCTAACTTGAAGATGTTGCTTGCCCCAGTGAAATTATGCACACCCTTTAATAGTTCTACTTTGAACGAGGTGCATAGAAAGTTACCATTAAATGCCATCTACATTTTCCTTATATATTCGGCCAACGTAGGCTGACCAGCATCTTTTATTGCATTATATACCGTAGTTCGGTCACTTTGTATAGCTTGACGCATATAGACTGCGACAAGTTTTTCGACCTCATTACGGTACTCGATTGTCTGAGCGCGTAGAGTAGGATGCGCGTTTTCTGAAACAGACACAATTTTGTTTACACACTGGTGCGCAACTTCTTCTGGGGTAAACCCCCGGTTGTTGGTGGTAGCAACTTCAACTTTAAAATCGTTAGACATTGAAACTGGAAAAGACATATTGTTCATACTATAACCTTTTTACTCTTTTTTCCGAATAATCTGACCAGTGCGATACTCGTCCGTTACCTCTTTACTTTCTCCAAGACTCTTTAGTCCTATAACGGCTTCAATAAAACGCTTTTCGTACAAAGTCTGTATATCTTGCTCGCCTTTCATAAAAATATAGGCTTCCATTAAGCTTCCGTACAAAATAGCCAAATCTGCGTTTTCTGAAATCCAAGTTAAAGTTGTATCTCCTCCAACAACAGAAACAACGCCTGTAGCCCCACTAGGACTAGCTGTAATAGTTTCACCAACGACATAGTTGCTGCTAGGAATTATAACTACTAACGATGTATTTGAAGGAACAGTGTCTACGGCACTACTTTCGCCGCTTGTGCCGCCTGTAATAGTGTCGTTTGGAGTAAAAGTTCCAGTTACGCTTGTGAGCGTCAACGTGTAGCTGCTTTTAGTTAAACTCTTAGGTCTGTAGAAATAATGAAGCTCTGCATTGTAGCTAGCGTCAGGTGTTGGAGCCAAAATAAAATTATCTAAGTCAAAAACACCGTAATATTTTGGTGGCCCAGTTGTAGCCTCATTAGGAGTGTACACCTGAATAAACTCTGAGCCTTTAAAGTCTAAAAAAGCATAATCGCCGTCAGCTTTAGTTAAAGACAAGGAAAATGGAGCTAAAAAATCACTCGGAACAGCTAAAAATTTGCTATTCTGAGACATTGCTCCAGATACGTTTTTCCGAAATAAACTTAACTGAACATTTTTTAAAATACGCTCTTCAGTAAGGCGAATAAACAAAGGCAAATTTCTTATAAAAGAAGCCTCGTTGTTTTCAGTGTAATCTTGTATTGCAGTTTTTAACTGAGTGTATGTAAAGCTCATGATTGTGTCACCGTAACGCTGCCAACTGATCCAGTTGAGACTAAGTTATTAGGGGTTAAGCCAAAATCAAATTTAAGACCTACAGGATTAAAACCATATTGAATATTCCTTTGCTCAGATAGATTTTGTTCTGGGCGAGGGTCCCTAAGAGCCTGTGGATCAGGAGTGGCTCTAATGGGCTCAAGTTGAGGTTGTTTGCGTTCCCACTCGTCTTTACCTACAAGAAGTCCATTCCACTCCTTACGCATGTCTCTCAGGCGATAACGGAACCCAGAACGATCAGATATGCCGTATGCAGACTTCCCCGTAGCATACTTAGACATAACTGTAATTCCTCAAATCTGGAGCTACGCGGAAAGACGCTCGGTCCCTATCTTCATCCATTGCGCGGGTTAATTCCTCTTCATACACTGTTTTTAGCATCTGAACGCGGTCTGGAGCGCGTTTTAAAGCTATATAATAAGCCAAACCAGCGGCCAAAGCAGGGTAAAAACGAAAAGGTACTTGCATAGTATTGATGTAATTATCGGCATCATCTATGCGAACAAGGGCGTCATAAATGACTACATCGGTGCTATTATCGGGCAAAGGCCACATTTGAAGCACTGGATTTATTGACCTATCTACGAAAAATTGTGTGGGACGGCCAGTAGTCGTTTTTGTAGGTATATTTAGGTATTCATCACGACTAATGCGATTTAAGGCAAAATCAGTGCCACTTCGACGTACAACAAGTGATAATATGTCTATTACGTCAGCCCCTAAAGGCTCACTGCCATCTCCAGAAGTAACAGTGAAGGTTTTCTGCGCAATTGTCCATTGATTCAGTCCACGGTTGGCCCAATCAGCGAATAAGAGGTTCATAGATCGTTTAGCAGTTTTTAAATCGTAACCAGTTCTAACTTCCAAGCCACAACGCTCAAAAGCCTCTTCAATGTAGTCTGCTACATCTAACTCAAAATCTTTTGAGCCTGATACGGTCATTACGCTCTCCTCTTTGGCTTCTTCGCCGTTAGTGCTGCACGCGCAAACGCGCCCTTGGCTGGTGCGCCCTTGGCACCCTTCTTACGCATAGTCTCGCCCCGTGCTTTCTTGGCGTGAATGTTGGCGTATAGCCCTTTTGGCTTTTTGCGTGTTGGTTCTTCTGTAACCTGTTTAGATGATTGTGATCTACCTGTAACCATATTAACAATCCCATGCCTTGCGCGACCAGTAATTTGCGCTGAATTTATCTGTAGTGCCTTTTATTCCACCAGACCTAGCACAATAACTTCTTTTTCGTGCAGGAATTCCTTTTTTTATAGTCATTTTTGGGTCACCAAACCTAACTATCTTAACTTTATCACCTTTTTTTGCCAAAACAGCAAATTTCTTCTTACCTCCGGGGGTCCTTTTGGGCTTATTATGCCCAGAAAATCTTTCTCCGCGATATTCTACAGACATTTTCTATGCCCCCTTAGACATTTAAGCGTGATAAAACATCATCAAGTCAACAGTTCCTACAACGAAAGTCACAAAACAACCTGTTTTAAACAAAAGACCTTCATCTGGGAACCCACGAGCACCATCTGACTGATTGTCAGTTCCAGTTGTCCTAAACTGCACAACTTCAGTTCCTGTGGCTCCAGTTTCCCTTACATTAGCTGTTCCAGCGGCTCCACCAGATACAAAGGAAAATCCTTGCAAACGAGTTCGATCCGCGAAGATAACGCCCAAAGCATTAGAATTAATACCCGCAGATACGTCTCCAGCGGGGTTTCCAACAGCAGTTATGCTTACAATAGTTTTAAAATAACCAGAGCTAGTAGCGGTGCCTGCGTTAGCGCCCGTGACTCTCTCCGTAAGAGATGCACCGTTCACATCCGTACCAACTACGTCAAATGCCTTTGAAGAGTCATTTGCTGCTGAAAGAATTGTTACTTGCCTGCCAGAAGCGTTTGTAACACTTCCACTTTCTGCTAAAGCACCGCCAATAACCAAGGCTGCGTTGTTGCCCACTGAGGTAGCAACTGATATTCCGTCTGCGTCTAAAGCCACCTCATCAGTGATAATGACTGCTTTTACGTCTGATCCTGCCATTTTGTGGCCTCCTAAGGGTTTAAGCGGGGGTTGCCCCCCGCTAGATTAATTAATCAATGTTTAAGAAGACCGCAGCACCGTTTCCAGCACTCCTAGCTGTCATGCAAGTACCTACTGACACTAAAGCAGTTGCATTATCTACGGAAGGCATTACAGCGCCAGCCGTGGCAGTTGATGCTACAACCACGTTTCCAATGACCACTGTACCACTAGTTAAAATGCTTGCTGGACCTGCTGTTTGCGCCCAGAAAAAGCTTTTTGCAGCAACCGCAACGTGTGAGTAACCAATGCACCCAGAAGTCAGAGTAGTTGGCGTAATCAAAACACCTCCGTCAGAGTCCGTATCTAACGAGCCATATGGGTTTGGCGTAAGGTCCATCTTGGAGTTAGCGTTGACTAGAGCTACTAGGAGAGGCTCATAAATGGTTACTGCACAAGTCCCACCCGCGTTAGCAGCGGCATTTCCTGATATTTTGTAAACACTACCTATACTAGTACCCGCAGATACCATGAGATAACCGTCTTTGTATTCGTCTTTTTTTGTAGCGTTAGTTGAACCAAGCGTAAGTGTTACGGAAGTTGCACCAATAGGAGCGGCTGCGGGAGCCAAGCCTTGGTGAGTAGTAGTAGATACAGCAGATTGAAGCAATTTTCCCGCTGCAATGGCAACGGCATTAGCTCGTGAGTAACGATAGGTGCGTTCACCATCAATTAACTTTGTTCCCAAAGGATAAAGTTGCGTTAAACCCACGGAATAAGGATTAGCAACAAGAGATACGTCACCAACTGAGGTGTATGTGCCTTTACCTACGATTAATCCAGAAGGTCCGTTTGAGCCAGCATCGGAAGGGCTTAAAATTCGAGAGCCTTTTTCTACAACCAACTTGCCACCAATTTCGGTATTGAAGGCAAAATCAGCGTCAAGTGTCTCAACGCCAGTTACTGAATCGGTTGTTATGTCTTGGAAGCCGTTTTGCGAACGCACTGGTCCGCTGAAAGTAGAATTACCCATGAGAATCTCCTGTCGGGGTTAAGTCAGCCGCAGAATACGACTGTCAGGGATAGGGCAACAATACTATAGAATAGAACAAAAAGAAAGAGGGCAGTTAAACCACCCTCTTCCATAGTACGAACACTTGTTCGGGTTACGCTCCGGGAGAACCGAATACGGCGCGTGGGTCACTAAAGCCAAAGCTGTAGCGTTCACGAGCTTTAAAGCGCATGTTGCCTGTGTCGAAATCAGCTTCCATGTTTGTGCGCATAGGTGAACGCTCAAAATGTTTGAAGCCGTTAGGAGCATCAGTCTTGATGAAAAACGCATCTGGGTCTGTCAAGAAGTGGTTAACAGTGTAACCCTCTGGAACCATACCCATGTTTTTAGTTGCGTTTATGTCATTGTCTGATGAACCCGGACGAAGAGTTGTTTCCAACAAACGATCTGCAATGAATTGCAGTTGTGGTGGAATAACCATCTTTGTACCACGAAGGGCAATGATCATATTGCGCTCATCCACGAAAGTTGAGATGTCAATCAGAGCATTTTCTAACGAAGTCTCGTTAAGGTCTGCTGGTGTTGTCGGCTCATTTCGGAATGTACCACCACCTGAAAGTGGGTGGTCAGTTGCGCAAAGCTCTTTGCCATCGCCGCCAGAAAAGCTTGCATTGAACGCATTGTTCAATACAGATGCAGCTTTTACTTGCTTTGTGTGGGCCATAGAGCGTGCCAGTGCTTTAGTATAACGAGCACCAAGACGATCATAAAGATTGTCTTCGATTGCTTCTTCGGTCAGTGCGAATGCAAGCGCCACAGTCTCATGTGAATAACGAGCAGTGTATGCTTCGTTTGCATTATCGAACTCTACGCCAGAACCTTCGGATTTTGTGGGAGCATTCCCAAATCCGACGAGCATAACTTCTTCCTCAAACGCACGGTCTGAAGTTTCAGTGTCGAAGATTTGAGCATGTTCGCCTTCGTAGCGATCATACTCCATACCGAACAGAGCATTGAGGCCCGGTTCTAGCTCCTTGACTAGTTGTGAACGTGAAATAGCCATAACTTAGTCTCCTTTACGCTAGACCCGCAGTGCCAGCACTGAACAGGTGGTTATTGATTTTGACAATTACGTTAGTATTTGCCGAAGAAACATCGCTATTCTCAGGGTCTTGAGAAATGTCGATTGCT